GTAGGAGGAAAGCACAATGTGGAGCGAAGGCATCATCTCCTGCCTGATAACAGGCGCCAAGTACAAATACTGGGTCAAGCACTTTGAGGAAGGCTCCGAGTTCGGCATCGACGGCGGCAAGATCAGCAAGCTGACCATCCGCAAGGTTGGCGAGACCCGCGATCTGTGCAACTATGACAGGGGCTGGGACATCGAGCCCACCGGCCAGGTGGAAGCGGTCTACGCCATCATCCTGCAAAAGTACAACTAACCACGGCAACAACTGAGGACAGCCACCCCGCAAGGGGCTGTCTCTCGTACAGATAGATTCTGACTTCCATCGGAGGTCTTTTTATTTGCCTGAAAGGGGAACGGGTCATGTATGAGTACAAGCCATCGCCGCTTATGCTCCCGTCCAGCCGCTACGACGCGCGCCGGGCGGACTTCTCGGTGAACTTCATCTCCATGCTCAAACACACCACCGGCGAGTGGTATGGGAAGCCGTTCCGCCTTATGCCTTGGCAGGAGCAGATTGTGCGCGACATTTTCGGCATTGTCGACGCTGACGGCAACCGGCAGTTCCGAACCGCATACGTCGAGGTGGGGAAGAAAAACGGCAAGTCCGAGCTGGCCGCCGCCATCGCCCTCTACCTCCTGTTCGCGGACGGCGAGGCCGGCGCCGAGGTCTACTCCTGTGCCGCGGACATCAACCAGGCGAGCATTGTGTTCAACACGGCCAGGGCAATGGTCGAGCAGTGCGGAGACCTGATGCGCCTATCGAAGCTCGTGCCGTCCACCAAACGGATCATCTTCCCGCACACGAACAGTTTCTACCGGGTACTGTCCAGCGAAACCAAGTCCAAGCAAGGTTTCAACGTTTCGGGGCTCATCTTCGACGAGCTCTTCGCGCAGCAGACCCGCGAACTGTTCGACACCATGACCAAGTATACCGGCGACGCGCGCCGCCAGCCGCTCTACTTTCTCATCACCACGGCGGGGCGGGACAGAACCAGCATCTGCTACGAAATCCACCAAAAGGCCAAGGCGGTGCTGGACGGCTCCAAGGTCGACCCGGCTTTCTATCCCGCCGTGTTCGGTATCGAAGAGGGAGATGACTGGGAGGACGAGACCGTGTGGCGGAGGGTGAATCCTTCTATCGGGGTGACGATCCCCTTTGAAACGGTGCAGGCCGCCTATGAGCAGGCAAGGCAGAACCCCGCAGAGGAGATGCACTTCCGGCAGTTCCGGCTCAATGAATGGTGCAACGCCGACGTGCGCTGGATGCCTATGGGCAAGTGGGACGCCTGCGGTACGGAGATCGACCCGGATGACTATAAGGGCCGTGATTGTTATTGCGGCCTTGACCTTTCCAGCACCAGCGATTTGACGGCACTCGTCCTCGTGTTCCCTCCCGACAGCGGGGAAGACGCCTATACGGTTTTGCCCTTCTTCTGGCTGCCGGAGAACGCCATTGACCTGCGGACGCGCCGCGACCACGTGCCCTACGCGGTATGGCGCAAGATGGGTGTGTTCAACACCACCGAGGGCGACGTGGTCGATTATGCCTACGTCGTATCGTTCATCGAAAAGCTGTCTGAGGACTTCCGTATTCGGGAGATCGCCTACGACCGCTGGGGCGCTGAGAAAATCCGGCGCGAGCTGGAGGAGCTGGGCGCGGAGCGCGGGTTCACCGTATTCCCCTTTGGCCAGGGATTCGCGAGCATGGCGGCCCCGACCCGCGACCTGATGCAATTGGTACAAGAGGGCAAGCTCCGTCACGGCAGGCATCCTGTACTGGACTGGAACATCGGCAACGCGGTCGCCGAGACCGACGCGCATCTTAACGTAAAGCTGTCCAAGAAAAAGTCGACCGAAAAGATCGACGGCGCGGTCAGCCTCGTCATGGGCCTGGCCCGCGCGATGATCCGTGCGGGAGGTACGGCCGACAGCGTCTATTCAGAAAGGGGCTTGATCATCTTATGAGCAGGCTGTCACGGCTCTTTGGTTTCCATTCGCGGGACAAGCCGCAAAACCGTCTCGGGAGCGCGTTTTCCTTCCTGTTCGGCGGCACGTCCGCCGGTAAGGCGGTCAATGAGCGAACCGCCATGCAAGCGTCTGCGGTTCACGCATGCGTCCGGGTGCTGGCTGAGGCGGTGGCGGGGCTTCCGATCCACCTGTTCCAGTATACAGCGGATGGCGGCAAGGAGCGCGTTCCCACGCATCCGCTGTATTTCCTGCTGCACGACGCGCCGAACCCGGAAATGACCAGTTTTGTATTTCGCGAGACCCTGATGAGCCACCTCCTCCTGTACGGCAACGCTTACGCGCAAATCCTCCGAGATGGGCGGGGCCGCGTGGTGGCGCTTTATCCGTTACTTCCCAACAAAATGGACGTAAGCCGCGCCAAGAACGGCGAGCTGTTTTACACCTACCGCCGCGATCAGGAGGAGAGCCGCGTTCACCCGGACAGCGGGATCGTCACGCTCCGCAAGGAGGATGTGCTGCACATCCCCGGCCTGGGCTTCGACGGTATCGTAGGCTACTCGCCCATCGCTATGGCCAAGAACAGCGTCGGTATGGCGCTGGCTGTGGAGGAGTACGGCGCCACGTTCTTTGGCAACGGCGCCAACCCCGGTGGCGTGCTGGAGCATCCCGGAACCATCAAGGACGTTCAGCGTGTGAAGGATAGCTGGAACAGCGCCTATCAGGGCAGCGGCAATGCGCACCGCGTGGCTGTGCTGGAGGAGGGCATGAAGTTCCACGCCATCGGCATTCCCCCAGAGCAAGCCCAGTTCTTGGAAACACGCAAGTACCAGCTCAACGAGATCGCGCGCATCTTCCGCGTGCCGCCCCACATGGTCGGCGACCTGGATAGGGCCACGTTCAGCAACATCGAGCATCAGAGCCTGGAGTTCACCAAGTACACCGTAGGCCCGTGGGTCACCCGCTGGGAGCAGGCCCTCCAGCAGGCGCTGATCCTCCCCTCGGAGAGAAGCCGTTACTTCATCAAATTCAACTTGGATGGGCTGCTGCGCGGCGACTACCAGAGCCGGATGCGCGGGTACTCCATCGGCAGGCAGAACGGCTGGCTCTCCGCTAACGACATCCGCGAGCTGGAGGACATGAACCGTATCCCCGCCGAGGAAGGAGGCGACTTGTACCTTACGAACGGCAACATGACCAAGCTCAAGGACGCCGGGCTTTTCGCGGGGAGACAACAAAACAAACTGGAGGTAAGCAAATGAAGCGATTTTGGAACTGGGCGCGGGACGCCGATTCGGGCGAGCGCGTCCTCTATCTCGACGGCGTCATCGCCGAGGAGAGCTGGTTCGACGATGATGTCACGCCGGCCGCGTTCAAGGAGGAGCTTTTCGCCGGCGAGGGTGACGTCACGATCTGGCTGAATTCGCCGGGCGGGTGTTGCGTGGCCGCGAGCCAAATCTACGCCATGCTGATGGACTATCCGGGCAACGTTACCGTCAAGATCGACGGCATCGCGGCCTCGGCCGCCAGCGTCATCGCCATGGCCGGCACCACCGTCCTCATGGCGCCCACCGCGCTCATGATGATCCATAATCCCCTCACCATCGCGATTGGCGATTCGGAGGAGATGCGCAAGGCCATCGGCATGCTGGACGAGGTGAAAGAGGCCATCATCAATTCCTATGAAATCAAGACCGGCCTTCCCCGTGACAAGCTCTCCGCCCTCATGGACGCGGAGACCTGGCTCTCGGCGCACAAGGCGATGGAGCTTGGCTTCGCGGACGGCATGCTGGAGGACGAGAAACGGAAACCGGCAGCCGAGACCTACGCTTTCAGCCGGAGGGCTGTCGCCAACTCCCTGCTTGACAAGGTCAGGCCCAAGCTCAAGCCCGATCCGCCGGGCGTCCCCATCGCGTCGCTGGACAAGCGGCTTTCCCTAATAATACATTGATTTGGAGGAACAGACAATGAGCAAAATCCTTGAACTGCGCGAGAAACGCGCGAAAGCCTGGGACGCGGCAAAAGCGTTCCTGGACAGCAAACGCGGCGGCGACGGCATCATGTCCGCCGAGGACGCCGCCGTCTACGA